TGTGTGCCCGGATTCTCCACACGTGCTCGCTCAGGGTGTCGCCCCGGCGCTTGTTCGCCAACGCCGCCCCCTCGATCCCCACGAACGCCAGGGCCCACAGGATCCAGGCCCAGGTGAAGCCGTCCATGTTGCCCTCCTCACGGCAAATCCACGCCGAGCCTCAGCTCGCACCACCCGGCCGACCAGTCGAGGCCTTCGAGCTGGTCGAAAAACCCGTCGCCGTTCGCGAGCTCCAGGGTGCCGCCGCCGATCTGGGTGAGTCCGCCGAACTCCGCCTCCGCGCGCAGGCTCACGTCGGGCACCCGCTCTACCCGGGGCCACCAGGGCTCGTCGAACACCTTGGACTCGGTGGCGAACCGAAACGCCACCATCGCCAGCACCACGTGTTCACGCGGGTCCCCCAGCACGGCCGAGTCCACGGTCACCATGCCGGCGGCCGGGTCCCAGGTCCACCCGCCGGCCTGGTCCGTGCCGTCCACGCGCAGGCCCACCACCTCGTGGGCGGTCGGAGCCGTGTACGTGCCGTCGCCGTTGTCGGTCCAGGCGTACAGGTGCTCGCCGGCCACCAGGGTCACCAGCAGCACCTTGCGCGAGGCTGGATGGGTGAGCGCCTCCTCCAGGGTCATCTACTTCGCCTCCACCAGGTCCAGCCCCACGTTCCACGTGGGCGCGCCCGCGTTCCATCGCACGTAGTCGCGGGAGAATCGACGGCGGAACGTGCCGTACAGGAGCCACTCGGCCGGGTAGGTGTCATGGTCCATCGAGATCAGCCACGGCTGCCCCTGGCCCCGGGTCTGGTAGAGGAGCTCGATCTCGTCGGCCGCCTCGTGGGGCAGGCGCTCCAGGGTGAACCGCAGCGTACGGAGCCGCGCGTGTTCGTCGCTGTAGACCTGTCCACCCGGCGTTCGGGAGATCTTCGAGGTGTCCTCCAGGCCCCACCGCAGGTCCCGCCGGGTGGGCCGCTTGGGCAGCTCGTAGTAGGGCCCTAGCAGGAACCGGCCCGCCTGGCGGGTCACCCCGGCCGAGGGCTTCGTGAACGTGAGCCGCCACCACCGGAAGCTCTGGGGCGTGAAGAACTCCACCAGGTGCTGGGCCCGGTAGGTCAGGGCCAGGCTGAACGGGGGGCTCGCCCAGTCGTCGGTCGAGTTCGCCTGGAGCACGAGGCCCGTCTCCGTGCCGTCCAGGTCGTGGGCCAGCAGGGCCACCGCCCCGCACGTGACGGCCTGGCCCAGGTCCACCTTGATCCACTCGTCGGCCTGGGCCGTGCCCGAACGCCACACCTCGGCCAGGTGGTGGGTGAGCAGATTGCCCGCCGGCATGCCGTACGTCTCGCTCGAGGCCGTGAGCGCCCCGTAGTCCGAGGCGAAGCGCCAGAACAGCCTGGGCCGGGCCATCACACCTCCACCAGGGCCAGCGCGTGCCGGCCGCTGCGGGCCTCGCCGTCCCGGGCCAGCTCCACGATGGTCCGGCCCAGGTCACGGCCCGAGAGCCGGTTCTCGATCACGATCGTGCGGGGTGCGCCGATCTCCCCGCGCTTCCACGCCTCAAGGAACGCGCGCAGGTCTGCGTTCTGCTCGCGCCGCACCACGGCCTCGCCCTTGTCCAGCAGGTACGTGGCCTCCCGGGGCACGTAGTCCAGCCCGCCGTGGGCCACCCCCGCGAGCCCCCCGAAGGCGCCCAGGGCCGCGCCGTACGCGGCCACCCCCGCGGCCTGCACCGCGGCGGCCGTGGCCGCGGCCACGGCCCCGGCCCCCGGTCCGAGGTACGCATACGTGGCCCCGGCCTTGGTGGCGGCCAGGCTCACGTTCTGGGCGCTCTGGGCCACAAACTCGGCCGCGGCCGCCTTCTGCCGGATCAGGCTCTGCACCAACCCCTGCACCGTCCACTGCACCACGGTCTGGATCATTTGTGCGGCGATCTGCCGGTACATCTGCTCCAGGGTCTGGGCGAAGCTCTTCCCGTACACCAGGGCCTGGCTCACCGCAGCAGAGAACCCCTGGATCGCCGAGTCCATGAGCCCCGCCGTGGCATCGGCCACCGTCTGCACCGTGAGCTCGTGCTCCTCGGCCCACAGCTGGAGCCGCGCCGAAAGGGCGTCGTAGTAGGTGGTGGCCGAGTCGTAGAGCATCGCGTACTTCTGCTCCTCGGCCCTCACTTCGGCGTCGCGGATGGCCTGCTGGTCCTCGATGCTCACCTCCTTCAGGGCGCGCAGGCCCTCCGAGTAGGTGTAGTCGAGGCCCTGCAGGTACTCGAAGTGCTGCTCCCACTCGGCCTCGCTCCGGCGTTGCGCCTCGGTCTCGGCCGCGAGCTGCTCGCGCACCCGTCGCCGGGTGGCCTCCAGGGCGACGGCGTTCAGAAACTCGACCTGCTGCATCCACTCGTCGGCGCCGGCGAACTCGCCCGCGAACGAGGGCGGGGCCGGGGCCTCGGCGGGTGCCGAAACAGGAGAGCGGGGCCTTTCCGGCCTTCCCCCGCCCCCGTCCCGGGTCCCTCCCTTACGGGCCGCCTCGATCTTGGCCAGCCACTTCTGCAACCGCTCGCGCTCGGCCTTCAGCTCCTTGAGTCGGGCCTCGAGCTCGGCATCGGTGGCCTGCAGCGTGCCCTGCCAGTCCGCGGCCAGCACGGCGAAGAATCCCCCCTCCCGGGGCGGCGCCCCCTGGAGCCGCCCCTGCAGGTCCTCGATCTCCTCGTCGATCGCGGCCAGCCGCCCCCGCAGCGCGCCCACCCCGAAGAAGTCGTCGACGATCTGCCCCAGCCGCTGCGCCAACCGGTCCAACGTGCCCCCGGGCCGCAGCATGTCGCCGAGTGCACGGTCCCACTCCTGGGTCTGGATCTTCAGGGCGTCGAACACCCCGTAACCCATCACCCGCTCGCGGAACTGGAACCACTTGTCCGACATCATGGAGGTGATGCCCTTCCAGTCGTCGGCCATCAGCTCCGTGGCGCCGCGGAACTGGCTGCCGGCGGCCTGCCACGCCTCCACGAGCCTGCGGCGCGTCTCCTCGGCGCTGTAGCTCACCCCGGCCTGAAACCCAAGCATCGCCAGGATGCCGCGCTCCCGGAACAGATCCGCCGCACCGGCCCCGGCCGAGTACATGCGCACCACCTGCTCGGTGGTCTGCTGGATGGAAAGGCCCGACGCGGCAGCCAGGTCGCCGATCAGGGGCAGCCATTGGCGCACCTCTTCCACACCGCCGCGCATGACCCCGGCGAGCTGGGTGGCGGCGTCCATGATGTCTCGGTACTCAAAGGGCACCTGCGCCGCGTACTCCGCCGCCGCCTTGAACAGATCGTTGGCCTCCTTCTGGCTGCCCAGCAGCACCTGGAGGCGCGTCTGGTAGCCCTCCGCGGCCGAGGCGGCATCCAGGAAGCTGTTGGCCAGCGCGCCGATCCCCAAGGCGACCAGGGCCCCCTTCAGGCTGAACACCGAGCGCTTCAGGCGATCGAAGGCGCCCGAGGCCCCGCCGGCCGAGCTCTTCAGCCGGTCGAAGGCCCGGGTCACGTCGCGCTCGATCTCGCGGACGCGTGCCCGGCCCTCGCGGTCGACCTCGATCTCAATCGTCAGCGTCGCGGCCATGGTCGTCCTTGCTGGGGTGGAGCTCGGCGTGGATCCGGATCAGCCGGTCGATCGTGCGCTTCCAGCCCTCACGCGACTTCGGCCCGGCCAGCTGGAACACCGCCGGGGCCAGGCCGAAGTCGTACACGAGCTGGCTCGCCAACCGGCCGTAGAGCCCCAACGTCTCCCAATCCTCGGCCGTGAGCCGGCCCGCCAGCTCGGGCAGGGGGCAGGTGTCGCAGTCGGGCTCCTCGTCGTCCTCCTCGAGCTGCTCCTCGCAGTTCCGGCAGGTCACGCCGGGGCAGTCGCTCCGGAACCGGAGGAACTCGAGGAGTTTCCCAGATCGTCTCCCTCCCCGTCGGCCACCTCGGCGAGGCTCTCGGCGTCGCAGGCGTTCAGGACCCTGAGCTTCGCCTTGCCGGGCAGCCGCAGCTTGTTCTCGCGGGTGCAGGGCACCTCCGCCTTGGTCACGGGGTGGCGCACGTTTCGCCAGCCCACGATCACGTAGTCGAGCACGTCGGCGTTCACCGCGTCCTCGTCGGTCACCTCCACCCGCACCGGGCGGTGGTTCACGAACTCGGTCTGCTTGCGGGTGTGGCGCTTGCGGATCTCCTTGAGCGCGGGCTCGTCCAGCCGCCGCAGCACCAGCACCGACTCGCCGATCCGCAGCTCGAACGTCTCCTCGGGGTCGATGATCTCCAGGAACATGGGTCCTCCTTCGCGGAACCGATGCCTTCCAGATTTCCAGCCTTCCAGCCTCCTAACCTGTTTACGCCAGCGGATCCGTCGTGCGGGTGTTGATCACGTCGATCCAGAACGGGTCGGTGTAGCTCATGCCGGTGGGCGCCGCGTCGGCTGCCAGCACCTCGTAGGTCACGCTCTGGGGGATCTTGCCCGGGCCGTTCGTGGGCTCCTCCACCTTGGCCACCCGCAGGTGGGGGAAGCTCAGCTTGAACGTGCGGTAGTACGTGTCCTCGATGAGCTTCCCGGTGAACGTGACGTCCATCTTCTTCGCCGTGCCCCCCGTCCAGGCCGTGAACTGGGCGTCGTTCAGGTACCGGGGGAACTCGATCTTCAGGGTGATCTCGGGGAACCCGTCCTCGTCGGGCTCGTCGATCACGTCGTCGCCCTGGCCCGCCACCAGCACCCCGCTCATCTGGCGCTTGAACGTGAGCTCGAAGGTCGAGGGGTAGATCTCGTCCCCCGAGCCCAGGGCGGCCCCGCTCTGGTCGTTCACCCGGAACACCCCTTGCTTCATCAGCACCCGGTGCTTCTTCTCCGGGTACGTCACGTTGGCCATGGTGGTGGGGGTGTTGGTGCTGGAGTTGCGGATCAGGTTGTCGCCCAGGGTGTCGAACGCGATCGTCACGGCCTTTCCGGCCTCGCCCTTGATCGTGAACCCGGCCACCTTGAGGCTCGGCACCACGTGCACCGAGTCCACGCTGCCCTTGAGCTTCTGCATCGCGAACGTGCCGAACAGCCCCTGGACCGACGCGGCCAGGCGGTACGTGTTGGCGTAGGCCGCGGTGGTGCCCTGCTGCGTGGGGGCCCCGGCCGTGCCCATGGCGAGCGCCACCGGCACGTCGAGGCCGTCGTAGCGCAGGTAGGCCTCGAGCTGCCCCTCCACCGTGATGCCGCCCACGTCCATGGCCTCGACGAAGTCGAGCCCCATCGACTCGTCCTTCAACACCTCCTGGTCCCGGCCCAGCGACTCCGAGAGCAGCAAGAGCCCGTCGCCGGCGCCGCAGGCCACCTCGGTGCCCCAGGTCGCGGCCTTCTTCAGCGCCGCGATGATCTCCCTTCCGGTCGGCATCGTGTCCCTCCTGGCGCCGCTCGGGGCGCCCTACGTGTCCACCCGGCGATACACCATGGTGAACGCCTTGCGGGCGAACACCTCCCGCTCGTTGCCGAAGTACTCCACGGCCCCCACCGCCTCGGGCCAGGCGTCCTCGATGTCCGCCAGGCCCAGGTCGTTGTCGGCCAAGAGCTCGCGCACCTGCCGCTCCACCTCCAGCACGCCCTGGCGGTGCCCGCCGCCCATCACGGCCTTCTCGTCGTCGGCCACGGCGTGGTACACGGCCACCTGCACCCGAAGCTCGGTGGTGGTCTCGTTGAGGCCCTCGCGCACCGGGGTCTCGCCGGCGTCGGCCAGGGTCACCACCGGCAGCCTTCGGCTCTCGGGCAGCCGGTCGGGGTCCGGGACGATCTCCGTGCGCCACCCGGCCCCCTCCACAGCGGCCTTCACCGCGGCGAGCAGGTGCTCG